CATATCAAAGCCTTGAAAGTCTTCATCACCTTGAAAGTCTTCATCACCTTGAAAGTCTTCATCACCTTGAAAGTCTTCATCTAATGGTATTGTGGTTTTTGGTTTTCCTTTTAATAGTCTTAACCAAAGTTTAGCGTATCTAATAACGGATCCTATGTCTACTAGTGGATAAGAACATTTGCCATTACGGCAATCTGATAAGGATTTAAGATTTTTACATTGTTTGCAACTATATGACTTGCAACTTGAATCACATTTGATATTTTTACAGTCTTTATCGGAACGACAATTACCACCACCCATCAATAGATTTTTTACATCCTTTACTTTTTTTGCATCTATTTTAGAGATATTGTCATCCAAAATAGCATACCCAAGAGATGTTGCAATAGGATTCAAGGACGATAAATGTGCTTGGAGTCCGAATCTAAACCTACTTTCGAGTTGATTACCACAAACTAATTTGTTTGATTTTAATTGTTTTAGTAACTGAGAACTTAAAATATAATTAGTGAACATAGAAGGTAAATTTTGCATTTTTTCTATCCATGGATCTTGTTGGACTGGTCCTACTCTAGTGTACCAGTCTATTTCTTCTGTACTCCCCGAATTTCTCCAATCGTCTAAATACTCGTCCATTTATCTGAATCTAATATATAATTTAAAATTTTAAAGCCAACAAAAAATGAGCAAAAACACATTAACTAGCAAGGAACTTTTAGCATTTCAAGCGATTTCGCAATTTGTGGCAGACGCAGATGCTGTTGGTGGATCAACGCAGAGATCTTTACAATTGTATTCAAGACTAATAGATAAGACTACGGTAACATCTGTAGAAGCTATAAAAAAACATATTTCGGGATTTTTTCGTTTTTGTTCGGAAAACAGAGATTCATTCAAAAACCAGGATGTAAGTACTTTAAATTCTAACGTTATTGAGTACTCACAACGAGTTTATATAAATATAAGGTTGTTGATAAAAAATTCGTCAGCTGAAGATCAAGAAGCTATATGGCAGCATCTACTAACTATTAGTGCTATTGTTGACCCCGATGGTAAAATGAAAGAAGTTCTTACAGAAAAAGCTAAATCGGAGGAAAAATCTACCTCGACCTCTATAGTAAATATAGAATCAGATGGATCTGCTGAAGATGACTTTATACAAAATATTATGAAAAAAGTCGAGGGTTCTGTAGATCCTAACTCTACAGATCCTTCAGCCGCGCTGGGGCAAATCATGACGGGGGGATTGATGACAGACATGATGGCTAGTATGACTCAAGGTATGCAAAACGGTAATCTAGACCTGGGAAAGATGATGGGGAGCCTTCAAAAAATGGTAGGTCAATTAGAACAAACTTCAGACGCACCCCCCGAGCTCAGACAGATGACTGGGAATCTAAATCAAATGATAAACACTGCTAAAGATCAAGTAGAAAAACACGCTTAAAAAGACAATTTGATGGTAAAATATGACTAAGTTAGTTCTTTCAAATAAACGTCAATTGATAGATATCAACGAAGACGCGACCCTTTTTGACATTGATGTTACAGTGACAGCTGATTCAAAATATGAATTTCAAGCTGCTGTAGTAAATCAAACACAATTGGATGCAGGTGATATCAATTATCAAGTATTTTCAGGAAATATGGGAGTCAAAGTAAAAAATGATAAAAACGTTTATCAAAACCATTTTCTAGTCTTAAAATCGGAAAAACCTGGTAATGTCGAAGTCACTTTGATGAAAAATCAACCCCCTCCACCATTTCAACCAGCACCGCCACCCGAGATTCCAGAAATTTTCGCTCCTCCTATACAACAACCCCTCAAGGTTAAAAAATCGCAAAGTATTTTTACGATGAGAACACTGTTTATAATCCTTGTGTTGGTTGGATTAGGTGTAGGTCTATTTTTCATGTGGAGAGGGTCACCCTCCGTGGACAAAGACATTTCCGTATGCGAAACTCCATCAGTGGCTAATTCAGTCGCTGTTGCTCCTAGTGTGTCTGAAACCATTTCACCACCAACAAAAGTTGCATCGCCTAATTTGATGTCTAGACTTCACAAGCTCGCTGAGTAACTTCGTTAAATTATTTATCAATAAATAATTTACTAATTTTAGATATATGGACCGGAAGCACCAGCGAATCCATTACCACAAAGTTTCGGACAAGAAGTAATTGGTGTACGACATCCAGAATTGGGTTTACATTCTCCGGAAGAACCTAATAATTTGGAATGTGTTGGAGAACAATGAGACCCAACTGGGCATTGGTCTTGGGTAGGACCTACTCCCTGGGTGCATTTTTGGGGTTTACACATTCCTTCCCCCAGCATTTTACCAGTAGGAACGCATTCTTCCCCCGCAGGACATTGGTGTGATCCAAGCAACTTTTGCACACCCACATTGCATTTTCTGTATGGTTTTTTACCTTTCCACCATTTAGCCAACGCGTTGTTGCTATTCACCCAATGCCTGCCTTTTAATGCATCTAACTGATTGCAAATAAAAGTTAACGTTTTACCGCATGGCCCGTGGTTTCCCTGCGAGGCGTATGCTTGCATGAGAGCTTCATTGATAAGACCAGAATATTTATGAGGTTTGTTCGATGTTAATAACTCAATATGAGCCATTTCTAGACCTATGGGAAGAGTATTTTTCCCCTGTTGTGTAAATACAGGGGCCATAACGGCATTGGGATCTGTTGCGTTAGTACTTTCGTACGCAATAACTTCCGGATTAAACTTAAGAAATGTCCAGGCCAATGCGTTATTTAAGTACAATTGACCAAGATTGTAAAAATTTAATGTACCATTTATACTAGTGTGAGTGCTGCAAGATAGACAACATGGCAGCCAACTAGCTGGATAACTATTAGATTGAAGATGATGATAAAAAGCTTTTACCGTTGGTGTCCAGCCCTGAGCTTTAACTTGATCAGCATAAAAGCCTTGGGTTGTCTCATTTAAAGATCCTGGTGAAACACCGCGGGTCCTACCGTATTGCAACTGCGTTTGCGGTGCTTCAAAATTTGGTAGAGGTCCGCTAAGCATGAAATGAAACGGGTTTATTGGGTCTCCACAACCTATATCACGTGCGTAAACATAAGACATATTTATTATATATCTTTTTTCTGAAATGATTTTTAAAACAAAAAAGCCACGATAAGTAAAATGCAAGTTGAGAAACGAAATCATCACAAAGAGCCTGTCAAATTTGACAAAATATCACAAAGAATCCAGTATCTGTTGGGGGGAGGTTTGGAACAAATCATAGATCCAGCCGTAATAACACAAAAAATAGCAGTTCGCGTTCATGATGGAATTAAAACTTCGGAAATTGACGAGTTAAGTTCACAAATTTGCGCTGCAATGATAACCACCCACCCAGCGTTTGGTATTTTGGCAGGACGGATAGTAACGGACAATCATCAAAAAAATACAAGTACCAGTTTTCTCGATGTCATGACAAAATTATACAAGAATGTTGATAAAAACGGAGATCCAGCGCCTCTTGTTAGCGAAGAAGTATTTAATATTACAACCGCAAATGCCCAAGAGTTACAAGACATGATTGATTTTACAAGAGATTTTGATCTCGGGTATTTTGGTTTCAAAACACTATCTAAAGCTTATCTAAAAAAAGTCAACAACATAATCGTTGAAAGACCACAACATATGTTTTTACGTGTATCTCTGGGAATTCACGGCGCTGATTTGAAAGGTGTAAAAGAAGTCTACGATTTTATGTCTCAGAGATATTATACACATGCAACGCCGACTTTGTTTCATTCTGGAACTCCCAGACCCCAAATGAGCTCATGTTTCCTTCTAGATGGTTCGGCTGATTCCGTGGAAGGAATATACGGTTCCATAACACGTTGTGCAAAGATTTCTAAATGGGCTGGTGGCATTGGTGTGCATATATCGGGTATCAGAGGGAAAGGTGCTTATATCAGAAAGACAGGTGGAAATTCAGACGGGATTATGCCCATGCTTAAAGTTTATAACGACACTGCAAGATACATAAATCAGAGTGGAAAAAGACCCGGTTCATTTGCAATGTATATCGAACCATGGCACATGGACATTTTTACATTTCTTGATGCCAAAAAGAATCACGGTCAAGAGGAAGAAAGAGCGCGTGATTTGTTTTATGCTCTATGGATTCCTGATATCTTTATGGAGAGAGTCAAGAACAACGGTCACTGGACACTCATGTGCCCCGATGAGTATCCAGGTTTGACGGAACTGTATGGAGATGCCTTCACATCAAAGTACATAGAATACGAGGAACAAATAAAAGCTAATCCCAAGGAAAAGCAAATAATTCCAGCTAGAAAGTTATGGTCTGCAATAATCTCATCACAAACCGAGACAGGTACGCCTTACATGTTGTATAAGAACGCTTGTAATGAAAAGTCAAATCAGCAAAATCTGGGTACGATTAAATCTTCCAATCTATGCGCGGAGATTGTAGAGTACAGTTGTTCTAAAGAAAACGGTGAATCTGAATCCGCTGTTTGTAATTTAGCTTCCTTATGTCTTCCACGTGTACTGGTTGAAAATCATGATGGTCTGCGAGATTCAACCATAACGGTGTATACCAAGAATAATTGTTCGTGGTGCCGTCTGGCCAAGGGATCTCTTAAGAAATTTAATATAAAATTTACGGAGGTTGATCTCGAAGACGAAAATGAAAGACGTAGTTTTTTCAACGAAATGAATGATACCGAAAAATATAAAAACCGTTTTGGTGTTGAACTTGAAAGCGAAATAAAAACCGTACCACAAATTATTGTAAACTGGAACAACAAGACAGAACAGCATATTGGAGGTTATACTAAGCTTTGGGAATTGCTAAGACCCGTGGTTGATTTTGGAAAATTAGCAGAAATGGCGAAATCTGTGACAATAAATCTAAATAAAATCATCGATAAAAATTTTTATCCAATCGAATCAACACGTAGGTCTAATTTACGCCATCGACCTATTGGAATTGGTGTACAAGGTTTGGCTGATTTGTTTATTAGACTTAGAGTACCCTTCACTTCACCCGAAGCAAAGGAACTTAACTTAAAACTCTTCGAAACGATTTATTACAGTGCCATGCGAACTTCCTGTGATTTAGCAAAAATTGATGGACCGTACAGTTCGATAAAAAACAGTCCACTCTCGAAGGGTAAATTTCAGTTTGATCTATGGAAAACTCACCAAATAAGCGAGCCAAATTATTCGTACACGTATACTGATATAAACAATAACGATATTCCTCTTTGGGACTGGGAAACATTGAGAAAAGATGTTATTGAACATGGAGTTAGAAATAGTTTACTTACAGCTGTTATGCCGACTGCATCAACATCCCAAATCATGGGAAATAACGAATGTATTGAGCCATATACGTCTAATGTATATGCGAGAAGAACCATGGCGGGAGAATTTACCGTTGTAAATACACATCTTATGGAAGATCTTATCTCACTTGACATGTGGAATGAAGAAATACGAGATAGGTTGTTGTATAACCGTGGATCTGTGCAAAATATTCCCAATTTTCCCGATCACCTCAAGGGTGTGTACAAAACTGTATGGGAGATTTCACAAAAAGACTGTATTGATATGGCAGCTGACCGCGGTCGCTTCATTTGTCAAAGTCAAAGTCTTAATCTATGGTTTTCGCAAATAGATTTTAAGAAACTGACGAATGCGCATATGTATGGTTGGAAACAAGGACTTAAAACCGGTTCCTATTATATTCGATCTAAACCCGCCAGAAATTCGCAAAGATTCACGATGGACCCTTCAAAAGAACAACGATTTAAGGAAGAGGAGGAATGCTTATCATGCGGTTCTTAAATTATTATATTAACAGATATTTTCGATTATGAATATATCTGTAATAAATGGGACAAACACAGAGTCAACCCCCACCGCAAAATCAAGATTTGTTTTCATTCATAGTTTACGGTTACCTTATTGTCACTGCGCTAAATTTACTAGGGAAATATTCTAAGTCCAAAAAATCTCATGCAACAAATACAACTGAAAGTTTAGAAGATATTATTGGTCTGGAAGATGTTAAAAAAGAAATAGAATATTATATGGACTTTATAAAAAATAAAGAAAATTACGAATCATGGAACGTAAAGGTTCCTAAAGGCGTTCTTTTGGTCGGAAGCCCGGGTACCGGTAAAACTATGCTTGTTAGAGCATTAGCGAATGAATTAGAGTTACCTATAATTTCTGCATCTGGTTCAGAGTTTATTGAAAAATATGTAGGTATTGGTGCATCACGGGTTAGAAATCTTTTCGAAAAGGCTAGAAAACATGATTCGTGTATTATTTTTATAGACGAAATAGATGCAGTCGGTCGTGCTAGAGATTTTGATAATAACAGTGAAAGAGCGTCAACTGTTAATCAATTATTAACAGAAATGGACGGATTTTCTCACGATGATAATATTATTATATTTGCTGCAACAAATTTGGTAAAAACTTTAGATCCGGCTTTGTTAAGGTCCGGGCGCTTTGATAAAAAAGTGTACTTCGATTTGCCAAATATGAATGAAAGAAAATTAATGTTTGAAAAAATGACGGCAACTACAAATATCGGTAATCTGAATTTTGACAGTTTAGCAGAACGTTCAGCCGGATTATCAGGTGCTGATATAGCAACCGTAATAAATCAAGCTAAAATTATTGCAATACAAAATGATTATAAAAACATATCTGATAGCTGTATACAAGAGGCTTTGGATGAGGTTATGATAGGTAAGGAAAAACGGGAGCGCTTAGTGAGTCCTGAAGAAAAGAAGAGAATCTGCTTTCACGAAGCAGGGCACGCGCTTATGGGTTTTGTATTAAAAGACACTAATGCACCTGTCAAAGTTAGTGTCATTCCTAGAGGTGCAAATGCTCTTGGATTTAGTCAACCTAAACCAGTTCTTAAGTATTTACATACAAGAAATGAGATATTGTCTAAAATAGCTGTTTTACTTGCGGGTAGATGCGCTGAAATAATAATATACGATCAAGTTTCTAGTGGTGCCAGTGACGATATAGAAAAGATTTCCGATTTAGTTAGAAAATATTTTACACATTGGGGTATGGATAACGAGGGGGTATTTTTACCTCACAGATTATCTGAAGATTCAGATACGCTTCAAACTAAGTGTCAGGATTTAACTTATCAAATCGAAGGAGCTGTTATAAATATATTAAAACAGCATAGAAAATATCTTGACAAAATAGCTAACAAATTGCTATCCAAGGAGACATTATCCTATACTGACATTAAAAAAATTCTAAAGAGCAAAAGAGAAAGTTCAATAATTATTGATAATTTTTTGTAATGTATATTCATTAAGAAGATACATTCTTATTCCACAGCGTAACGTTCTGTGAACTCGCGAGCTGTTTGATCATGTTTTGCTCTGTCATTCGTAAATTGTTCGGCTATTGCCGGGGTTAATGGATCATCTGGATTTGGATCACTTAGTAAAGAACAAATAGACAAAAGTACTTTACCGATTGTTAACACCGGGCTCCATTTATCTTTTAAAATATCTAGACATATTTGACCAGCTCTGTTAATATTGCAATGATAGATCGGTGTGTCAAATGTGACTTTCGGACCCTTGTATGGATAATCTTTTGGAAATTCTATGTTAAGTTTAAACATTCCCCCCTGATAGGGCGTCCCAGAAGGGCCCACTATTATTCCTTCCCATTTGAACATATTATCTCCTATCGGTCCGGCGCTAAAACCAGGCATATCCTTCTCGTCTTCGTGTAATAATTGTAGTTCTTTTTGAATTCGCTTCAATGCCATTTTATTGAAAATGATTTATATTTAAAATCATTTCCTAATAAAAATGACACTTAACAG